ATGTTGAGAGTTTTATTCGGAAGACCTCCTTTCGTAATCTTGTCAAAGTATTCGAGGTCGAACGGGATCTTATCTTCTTTCCTGTGGTACGATTCATACCTTTCTTCATAGTCTTGTAAGTAGTCATGTCCTACATGATTATCGAAAGACACAGCCAAAGCATCAGAGAGAATAGTAGGAATAGCATCCCTTCCTTTAGCGTCATCCTTTCCATCTGCTAACTGTATCGATTCCATCAATGCCAAATATATAGCACGATCTCTACACCACTTCTCTGTAGTATCAATGATCCATTCAAGATCTGATACTTCATCCTCCAAGTAACTTATTATCTTTGTTATTTCAGTAAACGATGTATCATTAATATCACTTCTCTTCTCTACCTCAATACACAATATTTCCTTTGTCGCAGGTTGATTATACTCCTCTGCAAAATTTAATATCTCCTCAAATATAATCTTCTGATTTATATCCTCAAAATAATCATTCTTTATAAAAGGAATTACCTTACGAAGATATTCCTCATTATAAAGAAGATTCTTTAATATAAGTATTTCAACTTTATCCATGTGGCATGTCAAATACAAAAGTTATCCTGGTCTCTTCACCAAGATTCACAGCACCGTGTGGCATCTTATTATTAAACCAGAAAAGTGTTCCTGCGTCAACTATATATTTCTCTCCTCCAACGAAATATTGATACTGTCCTGCAATAGAAAGATGGTATCTATCTCTTGTATGATAATAAGTTCCTTCATCAATATGAGCACCAACATATCCATCAATAGGAAGTGAAAGAAATCCACATCTATGAATTTCTCTATTAGGTATCTCTTCCTTTATAAGTTTTATAACCTCCGTATGTCTTTCATATGCAGGAGTTGGTTTACTTAATTCAGAGTCTCCCACAAAATCTTCTTTCTTTGTTACTGCTCCCATTATCAATTGGAGATTGCCAACTGCAATATCAGCATACCCACGTTCCAATAAAGTATCAGCACCTTTTCGTTGGATATACCAATCATCAGGATACTGATCCAATTGTTCTTTTATTTTAGAAACATCTATTCCAGTTTTTAATACCTTTATATTTTTCATGACCCATAACTAAATTCCTTCTTTGCAATCTCATCAAGTGCTTGCATTACATCATCAGTAAAATACTCTTCTGGATTAGCAAGTATCTGTTTAGCATAGATCTTCTTACCATTCATCTCATAGCGACCTGCTACATTCTTCCACAGTCCTCCTATCTCTCCTAATTCAAGGAGACCATAGTATCTATCAAGACCACGATCATCATAAAATAAACGTATCTCAACTTGCTTATTCTCTTTACTTAAACGTGACTTGTGAGTCTTCGCTTTGATAATGTTTCCGATGACTTCTTTTCCATCTTTTTCTTTCTTCTTTCCGAGATATATGATTGTACTCGCTGCATACTTGAGTCCAGAACCCCCACCCATTTCTTTTGTTGGGACATAAGCTCCGATGACATCATACGTATGGTTTGTGACAATGAGTGGGACATTCGCTT